TACCATTGTTTTCTCTAGGATCATAAAACAAAGTGTTAGCTGTACCAGTAGAAAACTTAGAACCTAACATGTTGTACTCTTGTTTAGAAACAATAAGTACAGGTGTATCTATGTTAGGAGTTACTTGAATATTACGGTAAAACCCTTGGATAATCTTAAGTGGTTTGTCAGTAATAGCTACAGTAGGATTTAAAGAGTCATACATCAAAGTAGATGTAGACCCACCTAATACATATGAAGTTTGACCAGATGTAGTAGGAATAATAAGCTCAGTTATTTTCCACAGTTTTAATCCATCTACGCTCATTTGTTTAATGAGTAAGTTAAGAGACATCAAAGCATTGTTGTATGTATTGGTGTCGGGAGTGTCCCCAATCTCAAGCACACCTAATCTACCTAGTGCTAGGGAAATAATTTGGCTGCTATTAATACTGTAAGTAGAACTCATAGTTTATCCAATAAGAAAGTCATTTAATCCAGGTGCTACTTTACTAGGTATCATACATCCAGGTATACCTGAAGAAGGTATAGCAAATGATCCCTCTAAAGTACAAGCTGGACGATAACCATTGTTAGTACCCACTGTTGCACAATCCGCAGTACCATAATCAGCTATACTGTTTACAGTAACTAAATCACACACGGGAAGAAATTGATCTGATTGTTCTGATCTAACCCAAGGTGGAGCTTGAATGTCAGCTACACCATGTACAAAGTCTTGAGGTTGTCTAGGTTCCCAATCCCCAGGACAGACCATAAGTCCGTCCCAACGTAACCGAAGTTCACTCTCTTTATATTTACGACCACACTGGTCACAGATGACTAACCAGCCACCATTATCCCAACGTGATTTGTAAGACATGTTTTGTTCCTAGTAACAAGTTATTTATCCTGTTTACCATCTAACTTATCAAATATTTTACCCAACATAGATTTGATGTCGTGCATATCACTGCGGTAATCATTTCTATCTACGTAAGTTTTTGGTAAGTCTTCTCTAAGTTTAGCTAAGTCTGTTTTAAGTTCTTTAACAGCCGTCCACAACTCTCTAGCAAACCAACCTATTACGGCACAGCTTAATCCAAGAACAGTGTCAATAAGTTGTTGAGTTTCCATGTTAGCCTTAGAGTACAATTACTTGAGCAATACCAGGAACACCAGAACTAAATGTAATTGTAGTGTTATTAGTACGAGTAAAACTAACCCCAGGTATTTGGTAAATACCATTAATGTAAACAATTCCTACAGCACTATTTGGAACAGTAAATACTGTTTGCCCAGATGTAGATGTAAGAACAGTGGGAGTAGTTCCTTCTACAGCTAATGATGCAGCACTAACAGCATTTAACCAAGCAGCAGATACTGCTGGTCCAACAAAATCAGAATAAGTTACTACAAGTGGGTTAGACATAATGTTTTACTTTTCAGAAATAGGTTGAGTTGTAACTATTCTTAGCAAAGTTACAATAACAGATATTGCAATTCCTATAAACATTTGATGTATAGGTGTTAGTGGCAACATTCCTACATAGCCTTGTAATATTGACAATACTGCTAAGAATAAAGCAAATAAGACTGTTTTAGATTTAAGCAGTTGGAGTAACATTTTGAGCCTCTTTGTAAGCAGCAATAACAGCTTGTGTTTGAACAACTTGGCACACAGCAATAACTTTTGGGTCTTTTTGACTGTAGTCATCTCCAGGATTAATATATTCACCAGCTACTGCCTCTTGAATAACTTTGCTAGTTGAATCAGTGTATGTATTAATATAACGCACTGCAACAATGCCATTAGCGTCAGCAGATACATTTGCAACAGTTTGAGTCATAGTAACAGTTTGAGTTGTCATTTTATTTTCCTTTTTAAATGTGTTTTATTAATATGGTCAACAACGGTTTGTTTTTCAAAAGTCATATACGTCCTTAAACAATTGCTTGTTGCACAACAACATCATTACCCAAAGTAGGTAATACATCTTGAGCATTAATTACCGCTGCATAAGTAAATTGCAACCATCCTTTTACACCTCCTGAAACTGGAGTTGAACTATTATAAGCAGTTGGTTTGAAATATAAAAAATCTGGGTTTGATGTTGGAGCAATCAAACATTGACCATTTGGTATTAACTCTAATCCATATTGAGCAGTTCCAGCTAATGAAGCAGTAAATGTATAAGTTGGATTACCACCAGTACCTTTACCAAAAACAATATTAATAGAAGTAAAAGAACCAGCTTCTGTATATAACTTTATGGATGTAATTTTACATAATGGCGGTAACAAGAAATATGTATTCCCAGTACCCCATCTTGCATAAGCATCAATTGAACGATCAATTACTTCAGCGGTTGTATTTTGCCAAAATGAAGTTTGATTTCCATAATATTCAGGCAAAGGCAAAGATGTAGAACTTCCTTGTTGATTTATGTATCTAATTGATGGTACATACCCAGATGTATTAGCAATTACGTTTCTATAAACATCATACGCAGCTCCAGTACCAGGTTGTTGCCAAGTACTTTGATTACCCATATTACCATTTAAAAAACTTTGACAATTATCATAAGTTACTGCTGGTTGTGATTGTGAATAATTGTTTGCTATTTTCCAAGCACCAGAAACTCTACAATTTCTAAATATTGCATTTCCAGTATTTGATAATATTGCATCAGTTGCAGTAGTTGGCAAGCCACCTGTGCCAATATTTAATCCTTCAACATCTAACATTCCAGAATACATCGTGCAAATATTTACACCAGTTAATCCAGTTAAAAACTCATATCTTTGTCCACCTAGAAAATAATAAATAGGTTGATCATAATATGATGATCCAATATATTGCGTGGTTACATTTAGTTCTTGTATTAAACTTGTATTATTTGCTTTAAAACTAAAGAAATTACCACTTGCTACAAATCCATCATAAAAAGATGTAAATACAAATGCAGCTGAAGACGCAACATCCATTTGAATTGCATTGTTTATAAATCTTAAATCTACTGATTCAGGATTATCGCCTTGCCAAAATGTATGAAATGTATTGTAGAAACCTTCACTAATGGTAATATTATCTGCTCTTGAATAACCATCCATCCAAAATACTTTGCTTAAAAATGCCGATGGTGTAGACCCTGGAGCAACTTGTGCCGCGCCAGAATATGCGCCATCAATGTTTGCTTGTACATTTACATTTTCAAATAAACAATTTCCAAAATTATTAGTGTAATTTGATATAGTTCCTTTAGTGCAAAGACCAAGATTGTACAAAAATACACCCATATTGTCGTTAGCCATAATTGGCACAACAGAAAAGTTTTTAGCGTGTACTTTGCCTGTTAAAAATGTAGTATTCCAAAAAACATCACTACTAGAATTAATTTTCCATAAAATCATACAATCTTTACCATCAATTAATACATTGTATGAATTTGAATTTAAGTAATATGGGGCAACCATATAAGTATTTGTTAATGGATTTCCTCCCGCTGCTGCCGTTGCATAAACACTTGCAACTTGATCTGTAAATATTTGATTACCTAATACGTTATTACCTTGAACATAAATTTGACCAGCAGGTAATTGCAATGTAGGAGTAGTCGTTACATAAAGAGCTTGACCTCCCTTAACACACAAATATTGGCAATATGCGACTGCCATTTGCAATGCAGCAGTTGAATCAGTCCCAGATGGAGTAGTTCCTAATGCAATATTACCTGTAAAAGCAGGATTTGGAACTGTATTAGTTGGGAACTGTGCATCTGGAATAACACCAAACCAAATTGCTTTAACTACTGAAGTTTGGATTGGATAATATCCAGTACCATTTTGATTGTTAGTAGCAACAACTTTTCCTGTTCCTGTACATTGAAAAATTTGTTGATCTCCAGCAACAATTTGAGCATTAATAGTTAATGTAATTCCTGTTGGAACAATAATTAATCCACCAGGTAAAAATGTAACTGTCTTTGTATACGGAATAGTAATATTAGAGCTAAGTGTAATAGCTTGACTAATACCACAATATAATTCACCACTTGAAACCCAATTAGATAAATCAGAAGATGAATTTACCGAACCACTAATCATTGACGTAGGAACTTTAGTTAGAGACATTTTTATTCCTTAAACATAATATGTAATTTGTCCGACAAAAGATGTCAAATTAGCACCAGGATATGAATTATCATAAAATTGCAATTGTATTTGGGATGTATTTGGAATAGTTATTGAACCCATTTTTCCATTTAATGATTGTTCTCTAAAAACACCTTGAGAAGTATTGGCAGCATTTGGAATAAATGGAATATTCGCAACCAAAATAGAACCGCTACCAGTTCCATTAACTGTTATAGCAATATTAAAAAATAAATTAATAACTCTACCTATTCTAGTGTACGAACCAGATACTGTTCCTACGGTTGTAAGAGAACCACCAGAAGAAGTAACTGATGGTGTCCAAGTACCTTCCTCATACCAATTCAGCAACTGGCTTGTTTTACCCGATGCTGGAGTGTTGGTGGTGAAGTTGATGCCTTTACCTGCTGTGCCTTGGACAAGGTTGCCAATGCTTAAAGTTACATCACCATTTGAAAATGTATAAGTTCCAGAGGAATAAAAATCTAGAACATTTGTAGAAAAATTATAAGTAACTTGTCCTGGAATCGAAGCGTTGTTGGCGTTATTAAAACCCAACCAGCCTTTACCAGTTGAACCAGTAACAATAACCAAACCAGAATTTGTCGCTGATGCGCTGCCAACAACAGTATTAAAAACGCTATTCTGACTACTGGCATTGCCGATATTTGCACTCAACATCGAAACAGCACGACCAGCAGTTAAGTTAGCCACGCTTACGCTATCAGTAGTACCAGACTGATTGATAGGAACAATCTCGCTACCCGACAATGGGGTAGAAGCTGAACTTAACGCCGATATTTTGGTATTAGACATTTAAATCTCGTAAGAGAACCAAACATACAAACTAGATGTGTTTGTAAAATTAGTTTCAGCCAATGGGGAACTAGCAGTAGCAGAAAAATTAAACAAACCAATTCCTGCGTTAGATGCGCCAATCCCTCCAGAGATTTGACTTGTAAGAGATGCCATGCTTGAGTAGTTGGTAACGCTAGCCATATTTAAATATGAACTAGCACTTGCTGCTATGGGCAAACCAATGATTGCAGCACTACCTGTGCTACTTCCTTTGTTTGACAAAACAATGTGAATTTCACCAAAAATTCGATTGCCAATTCTGGTGTATCTACCCAATTGAGTAGTGTAAGTTATACCAGTAGAACCGCCACCAAAAGTTATGCTAGGAGTAAAAGTGCTATTGATAGCCGCTTGGCTTCCAGAGTTGCTATATACATTTGGGACATAGCTTGAAGCATATACATTCATTGCATAACTAGGGCTTCCTGTAATTGCAACAAAAGTATTACCAGTAACTAAAAGATCATTGCTTACAGTAGAGTTTGCAACGTAAATAGGTGTTTTGCTTGTTTGAAAATAGTTATTTTGAATAACACAACCAGATAAATTATTCGTAGATGATGGATAACCCAAACTAATTACGTTACCAGTTAGGCTTACACCATCTTCAAAATAAGAATTTTGAACAACAATTTTAGTAAATCCATCGTAAGTATTTGCTACTAAAGCAATATCGTTACAACCAGAACCTGTGTTATTTTGGAAAGTGCAACTATCTACAAAAACGCCAGCAGCGCCATCAATCTCCAAAACATTTCCAGTTGTGGTATTAGCAGAAAAATCACAATTTTGAAACCAAATTGAATTTATTGGTGTTCCAGATATATTTGATTTAAAAATTGCTGGAACTGATGAGCAATTAAAAACAGAAACATTTTGCAACCAACAAGTATAAATGTTGGTCATTGAAATACCAGTAGTGCAATTTTTTATTGTTACATTTGAAACTTGAAAAGATTGAACGGCTGCTGGCGCATAAAAACCAATTCCAGTTAAATTAGTTCCATTTATAACTAAATTCTGGATGCCGCCATTGCTTGCAGTTAAAGTAAGTGCATTAAATGTTCCATTTGGATTTATTGAACTACCATTAAAGTTTATTACTTGTGAAGTAGTAGAAATAGTTAATGTGCTAGTTGTTTTGAATGTATATCCAGATGGCGCAACAACATTTAAACCAGTATTAATTGCATTTTGAATTGCTACAGTATCATCAGTTGTGCCATCGCCTTTAGCGCCAAAATCTTTAACGCTAACAGATTCTTGTAATTTAGCTGCTACAGTACGAGAAACAGCACCACTAGCAAGAGTACCTTCTTCATAAGATACAGCTGTAGCATCCAACAATGATCCTGGAGCAGTACTTAAAGCAATAGTTCCATCTGGAAATGTTTTGTTGTAAGTAACACCATTAACATCATTTAACCAAGCTGATGCTATAACTGTACCACTAACAAAGTTAGTTGAAGACATACTAACTCCTTATATTAAACACCCATGATTATTTGGACAGTAGCACCAGTTCCAGAGATAGCTGTTACATTAGCACGAACATAACGCCAAGTACTAACAGATGTATATCCATCTGTAGCTGTAGTTGTACCAGTTAGTGTAAATGTATTAATAGTTACCCAATTAGAATTAGTACCAGTATAAGTAGCATCTTCATTAGAACCTTGCATTACAACAGTAGCACCAACAGTACCTGTGCCTGTAACAATAGCTTGAAATGTGCTCCAAGGACTTTCTTTATACGTAGGTGTAGATGCACCAGTAGTAGTTGTAGAATTAACCCCACTAAATGAAAAATACCTAGGTTGTTCACCACTTTTAATTCTTACGTCAGACATTTTAAACTCCCATTTTGCTTACATCTAGCACAATGAAAAATGATCCCGTACCTTTAAATACCATATCAATTTCGTGACCAATTAAACCACTAACCCACCCCAAATCAATTTTACTTCTACCTTCTAATGGTAAAACATAAGGTTGATTACGATAGGTTACTAATACTCTAAGACCAGTTTCAACCATAAACACAGTTGCATCTAATCTAATATTAGTTGGATTACCTGCTAACTTGTTGATATTTATAATATCAAATACAGAATCATTCTCGTTAACAATAGTACCAGTTACTAAGTAGACAGTATTTTTGCCTCCATCACTAACGATGGAAACATTAATACTGTCTTGAGTAGCTTCGTGTACTAACTTAGTGTGCATATTAATTGTACTCAGAACCACATTGGATACTATCAACAAACATAATGTTGGTAGCATTAGTATTTAATGCGTAACCAGCAGCAGCGTTAAGAGCAACCATAGGCATGATGTTATCAAAAGCACCTGCATAAGGAAGGATAGGAGAAATAGAAGAGGTCATAGAAGCATTGGTAACAGCAAAAGAATTACCAGAAGTTGCAGTGCCTCCAGCAGCTAATGCAGTAGTACCATCTTGTCCAATAGACAAAACTTGTTTACCGTTAACACCAAAGAAGAAACGACCTTTACCGTCATACCAGAAAGACAGATCAAGCCAATGGTTAACTTCGTTTGTAAATGTTGTATAACCTGTTCCACCAATGTGTGTGATGTAAGGAGCATACAAAGAACTGCTTTGTGTTTGGCAATACAGTTGAGCATAAGGACTGCTTCCGTTAGCACCAGTAGCACGAACTAAAGGAGCTTGTGCGTAACCAGAACCTGCTGTACCAACAGCAATACTTGTGTACTTGTTAGAGCTACCAGCAGTAGTTAATGTACCAACTGTAGAACTAGTGTCTCCATAAATACCACTTGGTTTAGCTAAATCAGCTACGTTATTAATAGTAGTGGTAACAGTAGATCCTGTTAAACCAGTGTTCTTAATAACAAGTTTAAGAGCTGTACTACCAGCAGATTTTTCTAAGTAAATACCATTAGTAATAGTACCAGTAGTATCAGATACATCAAACAAACCATAACGAGATACAGTAGTGCTATCTGATAAGAAAGTAGAGTTGTGTGCTACTTGAATGTTAAACCACATTTGATTACCAGGAATCAATTGTAGTGCTTGACCAGTAGAGCTATTGCCGTTAAAAGCAATTGCGGCTTTACCACCAGATGCAGTAGTTACAGCAAGAGAAACAATACCTGCATTAAAACCAGTAAGACCTGTACCAGCACCAATAGTGGCAGTTGTATTAGTTACTGTGTAAGAACCAGCAACATAAGGATTCATTTCAGAAGTGACTACACTTGACTGAGTTGGGTTTGGAACATTGGGGAAAGTAGTAAGAACGCTGTTAGTCTTATTGACGTA